AGCTCCGCCAGCCTCCCCAACTATGGCGATCTTAGCCCACTTAGGGCCATTGGGAGGAATTAGGCGGCGGGGTTTGTCGAGGTTGAGGAAGGTCAAGTTTCCTCCCCGGCGTCTCCTTTGTCTCCATTTAGGTTGCGTGCATCTTCCTCGACAGCCAGCAGGAACTTGGACTTGTACTCTTTCGAGATATCCCAACCGTGCCCTGATATACCCAAATTGTAGGCTGCCCTCAACGTAGCCCCCGAGCCTAGAAATGGCACCAAGACGTGTTGCATGACAACTCCCATCGTCTCCAAGATATCTTGAATGAGGGCGACTGGCCTCTCGGTGGGGTAGTACTTCTTGGAGAGCCCTGAGTAGTTAAATACGTTGAGTCTACCCCGTTTAGCCATGACAGGTCGACCTTTGCGAGCGAGGTAGAAAGGTTCATATCCACGAGCGAGGTACATCTCTGGTTGGTTAGTCTGTCCTTGAGTCTTGGCCCAGATGGCGGGGATTTCATCTACCTCCCACTTGGCTTCCCTCAGAGATGTGAGCACCTCATGCTGCCACGTTGGGCCGAACCAGAATATTAGCCAACAGTTGGGGTTGGCAACGCGATAGAGTTCTCTGGCCAACTTAGTGAGGAACTGTGGATAGGCGTCTCGAGTAATCTCATTGTAGGTGTGCACGTTGGAGGTTACGCTATCCTTGCTTTGCTTCTGCTCCGTGAGGTCGATGCCGTAAGGGGGATCACACTCTATAATATGAACGTTCCCGTCGCTTCTCATCGCAGCAAGTCCCTTGAACGTATCCTCGCCGTCGTGGTAGTTCTTCTGAGCCATCTTGAGCATCTCACTGATGCCCTTTTCCAACGAGCCCGTTGCAACTGCAACATTCTGGCGCCGATGCATCTCATCGACGATAGCCTGCTCTTCGAGGTTCTTGATTACCTTAAGTGCGTCTGAGGCATTGTCGTACTGGCGAAGTTCAGGGAAGACTTCGAGAGCCTTGGCAAGTTGTATTTCCCGAGATACGGAACCGAGGCCCTTATCAAGAAGCTGAGCCGTTTTACGGAGAGACCAATCCACCTTGCGCTCACGGCACATAGTGTCGATGGCTCTAACCAGCTCAGCCTGCTCATCCCAGGTGAAGTCCTTCCGCCAGATGTTCTCGATTAGTTCGATTTCCTTAGCGTCGATGATATCCTCCTTTCGACGAATAAGGGCGGGGATTTGAACTAGGCCAGCCTCACGAGCAGCAGTTACTCTACGTTCACCAGCCAAGAGTTCGAACTCAGGTGTCACCGTGATAGGTTGGAGGACGCCTTTCTCCTTGATGGTCTCAGCGAGGGAGGTGATGTCCCCAAGGTCACTCCTAGCACGTTTATCCCACCACACCTTGTCGAGGTCTACATAGGCTAGCTTAGCCTTCACTGGTTCCTTGTTCACTCCCGGCCTCCTGTTCTTTGAGTTGGTTCAATAGTTCTTCGCGTTCCGAGTCACTCATCCCTTCGAGCATCTTGTCCATTGCACCCATCTTGACGCGAGTAGCTTTTATCTCAGCTCGCTCAACGTGCTTGCGTGCAGCAGGGCGGATCGTTTCTCGGCTGTGGCGTACCGTTCGGAGACGCTCCATTAGCTCGTCATTGGACATCTGGTCCAATGGTTTGACTAGGTCTTTAAGTTGCATGTTACGTATCCCTTTCATCTCTCCACCCTAACCACACAGGATGACGTGGAGCGCCTTTCATCCCGATCTTCAGGTACTTAAACTTGACGGGTTTGCCAATGTAGCCTGGCTGATTGTCCCATATCTCTCGTCGCTCAGCCGCCGTGAATCCAGTGCCGATAGCGAAGTTGATTCCCTCAAACTCTACCAGCAACGCTCCCAGCGTACCTTGAGGAACTTGGTTCTCTTGATGCGAGCTACGCTTGGTGTAGCCCCTCTCATCAAGCTCAGCTTTGTTGAGGTTGGAGTACAACTCTTGAAAGCCAACTACGATAGCCTCTGCATCCACGAAAGGCTTGACCTTGAGCATCCACTCTTGGCCAGGGGTACTGCGACCGTACTTGTATGGGGCACTCGGATGGCGCAAGATAAGCCCCTCATAGCCCTCGGTTAGGGCTCGTTCGAAGAGCTCTGTCAAGCCTCTTGACCCCATTACGTGATGTTGTTTAAGTACTCTGATGTCAAGAGGCCATGTAGTCCCCATCTGCAGTGGATGCATACGATCTACGTATAGGCCAGCGCCAACTAGATCGAACACATGGAAGGTGAGGCCATCAATACTCTTATCTTCAGTCATCACACAGGAGCTAGACTTCCTGAAGCAGTCAGGTGCAGTGGGATCGCCCAAGATTAACTCTCCATCTAGTCCATTGAAGCTTGGCTTGCCAAAGCGCTCTTGGACCAGCCTGTTGGGGATAGGTTTGAGAGTGCGGGAGAGGACTACTCCATTCAGCACGATGGCCCTTACGCCGTCCAGTTTGTAGCTGGCTAGTTTAGGGTAGCCAATCTTGTTGAAGTCCTCTGGCGCGGTGGCTGCCAGCATGGGGCGGAAGCGTTGGGTGAAAGTTGTCATCGTTATCCTTTGTTCAACTCTCTCAATAGAAAGAGTTGGAAAAAGTCCTCCTCCGTTTCCAGAGGAGGAAAGGCCAGTCAAGAAACCTATCGTTTGGCTTTCGCTTGTGGTGCAGCGCTTGTGGCGCCAGCTTGCATTCCAACCTCATCCTTGAGGCGCGGTACTTGGAGCCTGTTAAAGGTGCGGCCATCCACCTTCTCGTTACCCTCAGAGTCCTTCTCCGTCTCGATGGTCAAGTCAGCACGAGCCTTCCGCCCTTGCATCTCCATCGCCAGCTGATCGGGATCGTAGCCGTCGTCCTTAGACTTCATCCCGAAGAGTGTGAGGAACCTCTTGAGGATGAGAGTCTTGAACTTCTGTGTATCCGGCTCGTCGGCCTCCGTGTGGATGTTCATGTAGTGATTCACGGGAGGGGCATCGGGTTGCCCTTCGATACCGATGGAGACGATGAACTGAGGCGTCTTCTTGACTCGTGTAACGCCAACCTCAGCACCCAGGATGGTGAGGTCGTACTTACCCATCGCAACAGGCTTGGGTTCCTTCGCTTCGTTTAGATTTACAGGAATGAAAGGCACGTTCTTAACTCCTTTAGTAAAAGGCCGCTCTCGCGGCAAAGCTTCCCCGGCGCTCATCGCGCAGGTAGGAAGAGGTTATCCCTTGAGTTCCTGCCCAAGGGGATTGCGTTCTGCCCATTTCAAGATACCACCTAGTCCTTGACCTATAGGGTCCTGGGAAAAGTCTATCGTGACTGGCTCGTAGGGAGCAAGTCCCTTGATAGAAGTGCGGATAGTTCTATTCATCCCATCCGGAACAGTTTGCACTCTATAGACTATCTTCCCTTTATCATCCAAGTCGGTGTCGGTGTAGAACACATCCGAGAACAACAGGGGAATCTTCTGCACGAGGCGTCCAGTCATCATAGGGCGGTTGGAGATCTTCTTGGTCACGTCATCTTGCTTAACCTCAAGATGGCCGGTCATGTACAAGCCCTTGCCCATGCCAGTTACCGTGCGACAGAGGTTGATGAAAGCTATCATGGAAGGGCCGTAGTCGTCTTGATGAGGCCACTGACCAAAGCGACCGTTGATGGTGAGGACTCGATCCATGATTAAATCGAGGAGGGTAGTGGTAGAGTCAAAAGCGATCCAGTCGTATGGGTCGAAGAAGTTACTCTTGAGTCGCTCGTCGAACTCCTGCTCGAAGCGTTGGAAGACGTCGCTGGAGGTGGTTCCGCGGGAGTCCTTCCCCTTTCCAGCAGCCATGCTTGCGATGGCAGAGCTCACAGTTGAGGGCAAGTACTCATCGTAGTCTATATCGAATCCCCTGAGAGAAAGTTTGGCGTTGGGATCGAATAGGTAGGCGTACTTGCGCCCAGGCAGCGTCAAGAACTGTGTAGTCTTGCCAGAGCCAGTGTCTCCCAGAAGGAGGAACTTTCGAGGGGCGTTAATAGTTATATCCTTGGCATTGCTAGGCACTGGGCCTCCTTGTCATCAGTTGTTCAAAGGTTGTTAGGTAAGTTCGCTTGGCTTCCAGCTGGCTCATCACCATTAGCATTCGAGATGGAATCTCGGGGAGGAGGTCTTCATTGAAGGCGAATTGCTCAGCTACCTCTGGTGTATCTGGTAGCAACATGCTTCGCTCTACAGCAAGCATCACTCGATCAGCGTGCTTGACCTCAGGTGGCATGGGCAGCGTTAGGTTGAACTTTCGCGCGAAAGCTTCCAACCACATCCTCTCCATGTGCTTCCAGAAGCCTTGGATTATAGGGTGATTCTTCAAGTTCGAGGCGAGGTCGCGGTGGTAGGCGTCCGAGGCATCGTGTAGTAAGCCCCATATCTCACCTTCCCAAGTTTTGCACAGGCGAGAGACTTCGATGCAGTGTTGGGCCACGCTATAGTGAACAGATGTCTTATTGTGAAACCTCCCCTCGCGAGAGAGGCACTCGGCGATTTCCTCGATGGTGACGATAGATGGATCAGGGTTGAGGAGGTCAATGCGATTGCCCTTCCAAGTGGCGATGTAGCAAGTCATTCGTCCTCCTCAGGCCCTTTACTCGGCTCCTTTATACTCACTTCTATGTCTTCCCAACTCCCACCGTCTACATCAAATCGAGAATGCTCCCATCCTTCGTTTTTATACCACTGCTGAAGTGTAAGAACTTTGATTTCACCGTTGCCATCGTTCAGTATACGCCAAACATGCCGAAACGTAAGAGTTGGTTTCATACCTTGGCTCCTTCAATCAACTTATCCAATCCAAGTGTCTCGAAGGGAGACCACTTCTCCTCTTTATATCCTTCGGGTGGTGCGTCCAGGAGTTCTGGCCGTGGAGTAGTACGACAGATGTTGAGGAAGCCACATGCCCCGAACTTCCCCATACAACTATTCTCATTCTTAGGAAACACTCCTTCAACGAGGCGACCACCGGCAGCTTTGTATGCCTCAGTGTCCTGCTCAATCCTGTTAACCCAGCCCTTCGCATCCCCTATCCACTCTTTCAATAGCTCACTGTTGTGAGCCACCGGCACGAACTTAAAGGCGTCATGGACAGTCTTGTGAACAAGAGCGGCATCTACCCATACCTGGGTCAGACCGGGGAAGTAGAGACCACCACCAAACTGGTAGCCTTTAACTTGAGAGTCACTATACCAGCCCTCGATGTAAGCTGTTTGGAAGCCCCCATCTTTCTTGTAGGATGTAGTAGTCTTGTGCTCGATGATAGTGAGATTCTCCATCTGTACTACTTTGTCCAACTTACCTATGTACCAGGTACGCTCAGTGCCTGGGAGAGGGACAGCGAAGGGCTGCTCGACAGCCAATAGCTTGGCCCCTTCCAAGATGTTCTTTCGTTTGGTAATGTAGCCGTAGATCATCTCAGCTGCCACGCTGGGAGTGCGAGGGGTGAAGCGCTCAGTTTGTTCGACATCAAGTTCGATGGGGAGCCCTTCAGATTCCCAGGTCTCGTAGAACTTAGCCATAGCCAGCTGCACCAGTTCTTGAGGAGTGCACTGATGATAGTGCTGCCATACCACGTCCATCGCAGAGTGCCAGCTGAGACCAAATGCTAGGGGAAGGGCGACACCGTCGCCACTCCAGTCGAGAACATGGCGGATGAAGTATTTTCTCGGACAGTCTTTGTAAGCTGACAGCCGAGTGTTATCAAAAAACTTATCTGTTGCTGTGAGTTGTGACAACTTGTTCTCCTTGTTAAAAAACTAACTTGCGCTCTAGGTAAGTGCCGTCCTTGTGGATCAAGAGGTTCAAGCAAGCATGCTTGTGGCCGAATATAGCGCAGGCGATGGAGCAGAGTGAGGTAAGGGATGTCAGGAGGATATAGTCCTCTCTATCCGAGTCAGCCATTGCAGCAGAGAGTTCTCGATACATCTGACTCGAGTCCCATTTATCGAGGTTCCCTTCGGTGCAGTAGACGATGTCTCCGAAGATCTCAGCCTCAGAGTAATCGTGGCCGCCCCTGTTGAGGATGTAGACGAGGGGCACGTTAGCTCTTATCCTCAATCGCCAGCATCTCATCTATATCTTGCTGGATACTCATAGCCTCTACCGCTGCGGCTGCGAGGAGTTCTGACTTCTGCAGGCGCATAGCCTTCACCAATAAGTTCTTGAGGGTAATGTCGTCTGGGGTGAGGAATTCCAGGTTGCGTACTTCCAAAAGGGCCTCACCATACTTAGTGTAATCCCTCTCCCTAATTTTGTATATCCACTTTTCATCGTACTTATCCCACGTAGCGTGGATGAAGATTTGGATTGATGCCATGTTGTCTCCTTTGTTAACTTACAAGCCAACCTACAAAAGGCAGCGGGCGGGGATTACGTCCAGGCTCCAGGTGAGGGGAGGTCTCATGGACTGGGAGCTTTCGACTACCTTCCCGCTGCCGTTTGGAGGCTAGTTCCCCCAGCCAATACCAAGAGCTGGGGGAATTCGCACTACCGTTCCATAATGGAACGCTCCTGGGATTATTTCATCCCTTGGAGCTTCTTGAGGAGCTCTGCCCTCTCGGTCGGAGACATCTTCTCCACAGCGCTGGAAGCTTTCTCCAGTGCGGATTGGCGAACGATGGTCTTCACATCAGGACGCCACTTGGCAACTTCCGCTTGGATGGCGGCGGCGTTGGAGCCCTTCTCCAGATTGCGCCGGATGAAGGCTTGGAGAGAGATGACGATGGCACCTTTTGCAGCCGCCTCGATCACAGCGTCGCCGAACTTCTTCTGCATGTCGGCAAGTTTCTCCGGGAGATCGTACTCAACGGCGACTGGGCCTCGGGCAACTACAGCAGGGTGATCTTTCCCCTCCTTGTCCTTGTGTGCAGGCTTGGCTTTCGTCTGTGCTGAAACTTTCATGACTTCCTTTCTATCTCAAGTTGTCCCGTTGTTGGCGGGGCGGGCGGAATGCCCAGGTGCAATTGTTACAGTCCTCGAATGGAATGTCAATGTTTTCTATCCGAGTTGCTGATGTTTCACGCGAGCAGTGCGGAAGACACCAGTGGGATGAGCATCGGTCTCTTTCGTGGCGAAGGTGTAGCCCTCAAAGTTGCCGAGATCAGCCGCCTTGAACCATTCACTACAACGGTGTACCTTGCCAGGTTCGACGATGACTAGGCGATGGCGAGATTGGGACTTGCTTACTTCGTGCAACAGAGTTACAGTGGACATCTTGTCTCCTTTGGATAGTTGTTGGGGAAAAATTTGTGCTACATTGGGATTATCCCAGAAGTTGGGGAGGGTGTCAAGCATCTTGATTGTTGGAAGGGCCGCCAGCGTCAGTAGGCTTGAGGGCGGCTCGGAGTTTGGAGATACGCTCCCACCCCTGCCAGTCACGGTCCATGCGTGCGGTCTTACCGAAGCCTTCCCATGCATTCAGCGCTTCCTCCAACGCCGCCCTGAGCGCGCTGATTTCGGCGGCTTGCAGATCGGACTTGGCGATAATCTCAGCGACTTTTTCTGGCAACACCTCAACGGCGTCATCGCCATCCATAACAGCAGTAGGCCGAAGCCCTGGCATGAACAGCGTGTTTTCGTAGTGTCTGTTTGTTGCGAGGGCCCGATCTCGCTGCCGCTCCGCTTCCACCCTAGCAGCCTCGGCCTGGGCGAGTTCATGCCGAAGTCCGGCAAGACAATCCGGGCATCCCCACATGGTTTCAGGATTGACCAAGGGATGATGCTTGCAAACTCGCCACTCTCTCGGCGTAGTCATGGCTTCACCTGCTTGGCGAGTACCCCGTAGAGAACTAGACCGACAAAGCACCCGGCGACTACGCACAGAATGAATTGAAGTTGCCAGTTCATTTTTCTCGGCTCCTTCGTTGGGCTGCGGCGCTTGATGCGTAATCGAATGGACGCGGATGGCAGTATTTTCTTTCGTGATCGGCAATGGTGATTTTTTGCGCTGCGTCCCACACCGCTTGCTGATTCGCTTTGTATCGTTCGCGTGCCTCGTCGCTGATTGTCTCGTCCATCAAGCCGGGCGTCATGTACCACCTGATCGCGGCACGCTTGAGATTGTCCATCGCCTTAGCGTAACTGCGCGCCCGCTCGACAGCCCGTAGAGTCTTGGTCATGGCTTGGACTCGTAGGTTACTGTCACAATCCTGCGGAGCTTGAGCTTGCGTAGCAACGCCGTTCCGGGGTTGTTCTTTTGTCCGTGATAGAGTCTGGACAAGTATCCGGCGTCCACTCCAAGAACCTTAGCCATTGCACGCAGGCTTCCATGCTTGTTAGATAGCTCGTGAATTCTATCGGCAAGTGTCACGACTCCCCCTTGGTCATGGCTTCCGGTTGCTTCGGCATTTGAAATTTCTTCCCGATGTAGCGTTTTCCGTTCTTATGGATCACGCGGTTACGCCAATCCTCAAAGGTTGCGTCTCCTTCGACGGCCAAGCGCATCGCCATGACCGCTACCTGCACGGCCTCGCTGCATACGGCGTACCACGGCTCGAACATCAACGCTTTGGACACTTCGCCGACTTCCTCGACAAGAGCAGCATTCGTCGCGTTCTCGCCGGGGAACTTTCTGCGTGCGCGCTTTGCCTCGGCGATGACTTCCTTCAGGAATTGATCGTCGTTCACGACTTCCCCTCCCCGAGAATGGCGGCGTCGAGCAACGTGCGAAGATCATCTTGCACGATATCGCTGTCCGTTTGCTCTACGGGTATTCTCATAGGGGCGAGTCCGTCTCTGTGGCGCTGAAGGGCAACGATGGCACGCTCGACAAGCTCTCTCGGCACCACCACTTCTCCCGCACCCACGTTCTGCGAGGAGAGGAGGGCGTCTTGTACATCGCCAAGGAGATTGTTCAGATCGACGGCATAGGCAGCATTACAGTCGTCGGGAAGATCAAAATCCTCCAGTCGCTTTATCAGTTCCGCAACCCCTCCCGGCTCGGGCTGTTCATCGTCATCGGCCAACGGGTAGGTTCCATCCGGCTTCAATCCACGGCGCACAAGATGGCGTGGCTGCCCTCCCGGCTCGGGCTTCGGCTTGCGCCAGCAATCCTCTGGATAAGCACACGGAGTGTTCCCGTCAGCGTTGCACTTCTGGCACGGCCACATACTCATCTCATTTCTCCTTCGGCTCTGACGTGCTCGGGGCGGGAGCGACGCGAAGATCAACAGGCCCACATTGCTGGCCATCCTTTTTGTGCCACGCACTTCCATATACGGCTCGACCACCCATGATCTCTCCGCATGTACGGCATTTGTATCTATCGTCCACGGCCTGCTCCGTAGCGCGAGGGGCGGGAGCGCGATAGACCTTGAAGGCTCTTTCGTCATCACTATTGCAGAGAACAATCCGCGTGGCTCTGGCAGATGCGACATATCTACACCACGCAACATGCGGCTGCCCCGCCTCTGCGTGATCCGATAGGGCGCGTAGGGCGAGGTCACACAGGGAGTCAATTTCCGCCGCTTTGTCCTTATGCTGGGCTATGGCTGCCGCCGTCTGCTGGGCAGCACTCATCCAGTTCTTCGGCAAATTGTTGTGCATCACATAGCGGTAGTGCTCGATTCGCTCTTTCGTCAACCCGCTCTCAGTCATCAACTCGCTCATGGCCTTCCTTTCAGGTTGCAAAGCTGACTAATAGCATGCGAAATAGCGTGTCTTACCTTCATCGGCAGTCTGCCTTGTCTCGCGTCATCTGCGGCTAAAGCTAGATATCGCAGCACGGTGTAGCGGTGAGGTTCGCGGCGCTTCATCTGAAATTACTTTGCGCTGCGAGTTTCAGTGTGGCTGCGACTAGGGAAAGCTCGTCCAAGTTGTAGCGGGTGTAAAACGCCCGCCTATGCAATCCGTGGACGCCGTTCGGCCCCCGATGGCAGGCTGGGCACAGTGGAATTTCCAGCCAGTCCGAGAGTTCGTCCCGCACTGATTCGGCGTGGTGGGCTTCCACCCCATAGCGTTTCTGTCCGGTTTGCAGCCAACACAGGACGCAGGGCAAGCCGTGTATCAATTCTTTCCACTGGACGA